GCCTGATCTAATAAGTTCTACTATATATTCACTTTCTTGAATTTTCTTGATCCTAGCTGACATATTGCCTTTGCTGGTAATCTGAATCCCAATAGTTTCGCAGTTGCCTACTGCCAGCACATCAAAGATCCCAAATAGATCCTTTTTGCGCTTGGTAAAAGCATTGTAGGATTCCACTACTTCGCATTTATAGCCCTGTTCCGCATATACGACTATTGTGCGCTGATTTAGGCTACCCAAGGTCTAGCTGACTTAATTTGCCCTCAGAAGCCTGTATGACCGCATTATGGTGCTTTTTAGGGATCTTACCACCCCTCATATGCCATGCATAGCATGAAACATACTTAACCCCTACCTTTTCAGCCATGCCCTTAATTGAGCCAAATACAGCCAAAGCCTTATTAAACTGAGTTTGTTGCACCGCTTCCATTTTCTCTCCTTTTGTAGAAACTATGTAGATTCTAGCCTTTTTTCTTGTAGATTCATAGATTTATGTAGATTAGGGAAAATACCTAGTAAATAATTGTAGATTTCTCTACATTTGTGGTAAAGTATCTACATCAACACAAGAAAGGAAACAAAATGAAATTAACTGTAAAAGAAAGCAATCAAGGATCTGCAAAAATTGGCTTTGGTATGTTCCATCCAGCAACTCAAATTGTTTATTCGGATGAAGATGGTAAGCCTTGGTATGAAGTAAAGGTTACTTGTGGATGCAGAGGAACTAAAGGTGGGCATGATCCAAGATCAGGCGCATGGAGATTTTATGTAGGCAAATTGCCTGAGTGCAAAAACAGCAAAAAAAGTAAATAAATTAACAGCGCCCTTCGGGGCGCATTAAGGAAACAAGATGAACTTTATTTTTAATGATGGTGGAAGAAAAGAAGCTGGTTACAAAGGATCAGCAGGAGATTGTGGAGCTAGAGCAATGGCAATAGCTTTAGGCATGGATTACAAATCAGCTTACAATTTATTAGCTAAAGCAAATAAAGAGATGGGATTTGCAAAATCAGCAAGAAATGGAATACACAAAAATATATATAATTCTGTTCTTAATAAATTAGGATGGAAGTGGGTATCAGCACCAACATTTAAAGTTCTTGATGGTTATAAAAATTCAGAAGGCAAGATTTTATTTGGAAGAAAAGCGAAATGTTCAGATATGCCTGCTGGTATTGTTATTGCAAGACAAGCTGGTCATTTTGTAGCTGTAATTAATGGCATACCAAATGATACTTTTGATTCATCACAAAAAATGGTTTATGGATATTGGATAAAGGAAACAATATGAAACTCAAGAACTGGCATATGGTATTAGCAACATTAGCATTTTTTATTTTTGCTCAGTATGTATGGTATCTAACTAAATAAAGGAAACAAGATGGATAAATATGATGCATGGCTACAATCTCCTTACAGAGAAAGTGGAGATAGGGAAGCTCAGATGGATGAAAGAATTACTGAGCTACTTCATGGAGAATTAAACCCTGATACATTTGATAACTTTATGGAAGCCATTTATGAGGAATGCTTATGCAAGCATCAGGATTCCATAGAGCAAGCACTTATTAACAATGACAAAGCAACCCTAGGCTTATTGATCCAATCTGCTGTTTATACTTATTGGGAAGAAAAAGCCATATCACAAGCAGATGAGGAACTATGAATAAATTTGAGGAAGTAAGAAAAATAGATGTAACAGATAGAATAAAAAAGAAGGGAAATCTTAACTACCTTTCTTGGGCATATGCTCTTGATGTTCTACTTATGAATGATTCAGGCGCTACTTGGGAATTTGGAGAGCCTAAGTATTACTCTGAAACTGTAATGGTTTCCTGTGAAGTTACAGCCTTTGGCAAAACACTCAAGATGCAATTACCAGTAATGGATCATAGGAATAATGCTGTAAAGAATCCTGATGCTAGAAAAATATCTGATGCCCAAATGCGCTGCTTAACAAAATGCATAGCCTGTTTTGGAGTTGGTTTGTTTATCTATCAGAATGAAGATATACCGCCTGAAGATGAAGAAGATCCAGCAGAGGAGATCTTGATCTACATTGATAAAATTCAGGCAAGTTCTAGCCCTGCCGAGTTGCGAACTGCCTTCCAAGAAGGTTATCTTAAATTTAAGAAATTTAAAAGTCTATCCAATCAACTAAAAGAAGTGTATGACATTAAGAAAGGAAGCATGAATGCACCTAGCTGATGAGCAGCCTGATAATGTTTGCCATGATTGTGGAGTTAAATGGGGAACACAAAAACCAAAAAACCATGAATATAGAACTTGGATAGATTCTTGTGATGTTTGTGAAAAGTTATCAGCAGTTGTAGATGCTTCAGAATGGGGTTACTTAAAAGATGGATGGAATAAAAATGGAAAGGAAGTTTTGTAGTAGTTGCCAAGCTATGCGAAATGCAGAAGGTTTTAAATTAGTAGAAACAGCCAGTAAGATAAAAAGATGGAAGTGTGAATTTTGCCTTACTAGACAATCTCAACAAAGATATAGGAGTAAAACAAATGACAAATGATTTTATTTATACACCAAGCACTACAGATATAACTATTAGATGGCGCAAACTATATAACTACATTCCTGCCAGCGAACAAGCGCAGTATCAAAAGAAATGGAAAGAATTTAGGGCGCTTGCAGAAAAGACTTTTGATGATGTAATTCCTAAGCAAACTAATATTGATGTTTATCCTTTTAAATGGAAAAAGGCAAAATGATAACCAATAAACTTTGCTTGGAAGCATTCAATAAGCTAGATAAACCTGTGTATCATCCTGAAGAATTCTTTGCTCTTGGATGGCAAGCAGCAGTTGAAGCCATGAGCAAGGAGTTTCAAAACCAATTTGAGAAAGATGGGGAAACTCAGCTTATTCAATTAAATGAACCACAAATAGATCAGGAAGATAAAGAATGAAAGAATCAGATTATGCAGAAATTTATTTAGATACAAAACTGGCTGTAAACAATGTATATAGGTTTTGCCTAACTAATGATTGGGATGATGCATTGAAAGCTGCACAAGCTGGTGAACAATTTTGTAAACAATTACAGGAACTAATTAAACTTAAACAGGAAACAAAATGACTACCTTTACAACTGAAGATAGAATTGAAGCAACCAAGATAGAGCAAGGTTCTCTAGAATGGAAGATGCTCAGGGCTGGCAAGGTTACAGCTTCTAGAGTTGCAGATGTTCTATCCAAAATTAAATCAGGCGAATCAGCAGGGCGCAAGAATTATAAGATGGATTTAGTTGCTGAGAGATTAACCAATCAGCCAGCAGAATCATTTACTAATTCAGCTATGCAATGGGGAACAGAGCAAGAGCCATTTGCCCGAATTGCTTATGAAACCAAGATGAATCTATTTGTTGAACAGATACCTTTTATGGATCATCCGAAAATAGAATGGTTTGGCTGTAGTCCTGATGGTTTAGTAGCAGAAGATGGGCTTATAGAAATTAAATGCCCGAACACTACTACTCATCTTGAATATATAGATGGTGGTAAACCGCCTGCAAAATATATCCCACAAATGCAAACTCAGATGGCTTGCACAGGGCGCAAATGGTGTGATTTTGTATCATTTGATCCTAGGCTTCCTGAGAACTTGCAGTTGTTTGTAGTTCGCCTTGATAGGGATGATGGTTATATCAAGGATATGGAAGTAGAAGTGCAGAAGTTTTTACAAGAAGTTAATGAGTTATTCACAAAATTGAAAGAGAGAATGTATGCCAATTAAATATGAACTGCTTGCTAAAGGTGGAGTTTATAAAGATGTCACAGGCGCAGATAAGACTAGATGGGTTAAGTGTGGAGTTGTTATGGATACCAAGCAAGGTGGTATGGCTGCAAAGCTAGAGCAAATCCCTATTAATTGGGATGGCTGGCTAAACTTTGCAGAGCCTAGAGCAAAGGATAACTTTAAGCCTAGGGGTAATGATGAGCTTCCTAAAGTTAAACAAAATTCCATAGAAGATATGGAATCAGATATTCCCTTCTGATCATGGAACAGGAAATTAGGGAATTGGTGCAAAAGTTCATTAGGCAAGGGCAAACCCTTGATGCGATCAAAGTAGCACTAACAGATCAAGTAATCATTATTGAGCTTGCAGAGCCATTGATCCAAGCTAAAGAAGAAATGCATAAAGCACCATGAGTTCTAGAGAAATAAGCTCTATCCTTCACAGGGTTTTGACCAGTTCTCCACTTATTAAACTGGCATGAATAATATTGCATCTTTCTTGGATCGGCAAAAGATAGTAAATCATGGCGAAATACTATTTGAGAAATATTGCACAGAAAAAAACTACAAGTATCACAGGCTAGGCTTTGAAGAAAAAAGCAATGAAATAGATAACTACTGGAAGCTAAACACAATGATTAGAAATCTACCTGATTACATAGTAAATACTGGCAAAGATACTTTTGTGATAAATGTAAAAGGCACAGGAAACTTTAAACAATCAGAAGTAAATATGCTACCAATGTTTATGGAGTGGTTTTCTACTAAAGAAGCACCTTTAATTTATGCATTCTGTTTTGCTCATCAGAATCCTATAATGGTTTACCCTGATAAGATTATTGATCTATATAAAGAAGCTGAATTTGATAAAGTTTGGGGTGATGGGATTATCTACAGAAGTCTAAATCTCCCTAGCTAAAACTTCCTCTGCTTTCTTAGTTTTGTAGATGCGATCCATAAGACCAGTTTGCCCACCATTAATCCGCTTGGTAATCTCTTGGTAATTATCGGCATCAGCAAGGGCATTTAAAGCCTTTTTAGACCAAAAATGACCAGCAGATAGGCAAGCATACTTAGGAGTTGTTAAAAGCTCAGGAAGGGCGATTAAATCAACTCCAAGGGCATTTCCTGTGTTCTTATAGTTTTCTTTGCCAGTAAGCTGAAGAATCCCTCTACCTCTGTATTTCCAGCCATCACCATCTTCTAAATTGCCCATGCGCCCACCATAGACCTTATTAGCTATCTTCTCAGGGTTTCTAGCGCATTCCTGTGCAATCTCTAATGTAGGAAATCTAGACCCCCAAATGCCCATTAAACCTTGTGCAGAATAGTTAAGGTTTTCTTCTAAGGCTTTAAAGTAATTAGATTCATGGGCGCATTGTCCAATAAAGTGCGCCTGTCTTTTAACAGTATTGATCTCATATCTATCAAAGGTTTCTTGCAGGGCATCATACCAATTTTCATGGATGCCAATGGCTATAAGATGCTCACTATTCATTTTTCTTAGCTTTCATCTCAATAATCTTCTCAGCAGTTCTACCGCCAAAATAGGCTAAAAATACAATCTGACCCCATTGCCCTAGCAACTGCACATAGTTTTGATTTGCATCATAGCCAAAAGCACTCATCATAGCGAATAAGAAATAAGCGCCAAAGATGGCAATAAGAGCCATTGGGCGAATATTTTTAGAAAGCCAACTGTCGCTAGACATATCCGCTTCCCATCTCTTAGTAATCTCTTGAGCTTCTGCAATATCGGCTTGCATCTTAGCAAGCTCGCCTTCTTGCTGTAGCTTTACAAGCTCTAATTGAGCCTTAGCTTTAGCTTCAGGATCAGGGATTAGTTTGTCTATTAGCTTTGTGCCAATATCTAGAATAGCTGTAAGTGGAAACATTATTTTTTAACTCCCCAAACTATGTAATATGAAATCCATGCTGCAACCAAAAAGCACCAAAACTGCACCCACCTAACCTTAGACAATTCAGCATCAAAATAATCTTTGTCTGCTTTCTCTAACTTCTCAATCTCTGTTTTAATATCTAAAACTTTTTGCCATTCTTTAGTGCCATGAGCCTTAACAAAATCTACTCTTAATTTGTATTCCTCATCAGAAATCTTCTTTCTGTGTTTGTATTCTTCTAGAGCTTTAAATATTGCTCTTTCTTTTCTAAACTCTGCTTCCCTTCTTTCTCTGATCTTAGCTTGGGCGCTTTGCCTTGCTAGATCAACTGCTTCCTTTTGAACTTCTTCAATATTTTTTGCAATCTCTTTGCCAGCATCTCTACCAGTTTTGATGCCTTCGCTGATGCCTTTAGCGCCAATAGATAGTCCAAGATCATCTGCCATAATTTAAGAATGCTGTTCATAAGTATTAACCTACTGAGAATTTTTAATTAATACACCTTCACCAGCTAAAGAAACATCATTTGTAGATGAACTAGATTTGCATTGAAATTGCACATTAGTTTTCTCTGCATAAGCAAATGGAAATCTGCGCTGAACTTCAAATTGAGAGCTTGTAAATGTTGAATGTGCCACATCAAAAGTAGCAGATAATGTAGTTACTCTATTTCTAAAAGTAATATATTGATTGCCTGTAGCTGTTGCTGACCAGCCATTAATTCTATAAAGATAAAAAGTATGTCCATTAGGCACAGTAAATTGTGCCATTTGAGTTCTACCTACTCCATCTGTAATTTGTGCATAAACTGTGCCACTATAAGAAGCAGTAATATTGCCTATAATAGTTCCATCTCCTGCACTCATGCTATTAATTCTTAAAAAAGAATTTGTAGTTGTTACTGTAGATGTTCCATTAATTGTTATAGATTCTGTAATGGCATTGTAGTTAGAATCTAATCCCTGAATAATAACAATTTTAGCTGTATCAGATGCAGAAGTAGAAACTAAAGATAATTGCTGTGCAGTAGATAAAAATGGGTAAGTTGTATTTAGTTCCCAAGGAGTAATAAAAGAAGTGCCTACTGTATGGTTAAAACCAAAAATATTAACTACAGAATGCCCTCTGATTTGCCCTCTAGCTACTTGGAGTTCAAATGCTTCTGTCTTATTCCATTTGGATAAGGAATCATTTACTTGTAGATTCATTTTCTAATAAATAAATCAGCTAGATAAGTTATAAATCCACCGCCTACAGATGCTACACCCATTAGCGCCCAAAGAGAACCTTTTGACCTTTCAGCCATAGCAAGTAGTTTTTTAATATCAATCTCCATAGTATCCATCTTCTTTTCCATTGCTTCTACTTGTGCAACTAATTTGCCATAGCGAAATTCATCAAAAAATTCATCAGCCATGATTACACCTTTTTGCGAATAGTTTTCTTAAC